GGGTAGAGCCACATTCACATCTCTTGTGCCTGTTTTCTCAACTTCTTTGTAAGTGAATGTCTGCCAATCGTATCTCGATGATATGCGAGTTGTAGCATCTTTTGGGATTATTAAATAGTGTGTGTATTGACCTTTCATAATGTTATCCTAACTGTGTTTGCTTTTTCCAGCGTTATAATTTTTAGTGACTTCATCTGATGATAGTTCTTGTGAGTAGATGCGGAAATCATCAATTCTTGAGTCTGCGTAACTCGTACCGTCATAACCACTTCGTCCAATAACAAGTGGTGCAGTAGAATTGTGCATCGCTGTGTAACTACCAGCACTATCACTACTATCATCTACCCGAGAAGTGTCATAATAAAACTTCATACCACCCTCTGCCCCACTCCCATCGTAAGTAAATGTATAGTGATGCCAGTTTCCATCTCTTACATCTAAATTCTCAAATCTCCCCAGCCTATTTGAATGTCCAGTAACATCTCCAACATAAAACAATATTTGCCCAGTGGTAATTTGAATCCAGTATTCTACATTTGCTCTATTACCCGTACCTTTCCAGATAAAAAATGGGAGTAATGCACCAGATTCAGCATTGCCCCAAAACTCTATGGAAAATGGTCTATCGTTTATACTATCACCAAAACTCAATACTTCCGAATCTGGAATCTCCACATATCCATTACCATTCAGCGTAAGACAATTCTCGGTAGTGTCTGTTAAGTAGAATCCTTGCGAATCTCTACCACTTGTAAGACCTTCCGTGAGTACGATTGATGCTGGTGAGCCAGATGCTGTGCCGTGATTAGAATTGGTGCTTCTATCTGTCCAAGTAGTATCATTATCATTACGCCAATATCCTTGTAAGTCACCAGAATTATCGTAGTTACCTGAATCAGATGTAGGTAGTAATGGAGTTCCTGAACCATAGAGAGCAGTTACAGCATCAGCATCAAGAGCCACATCCCAGACTGCGACTTCGTTGATTTTACCAGCAAAAAACCTATCCAATCCAGCTTCTCTTGCTCCAATGCTAAATGAAACATTATCATTATCAAGTGTTCCAGTTACAGATTCCGAAGTATCTAAAGCACCATTCAAATAAATTTTTACATTTGAACCATCGTATGTGGTACAAATATGAGACCAAGCTCCTACAGTGAGAACAGTTGAAGTTGTAGTGGCTACTTGACTTGTTCCAAAATTGACACTTGAAACAGTAGCTGTGGTCGTAAGTTCTATAAAATAATTTCTATTTGAACCATCATCTCTGCCAAATAAAAATTGAGTTGCACCTGTAATTGAATCTAAATAAACCCAACCAGATAAAGTATAAGCAGTGGTCATATCTAAAGATGTACCATCACCGCAAGCTACTACATCATTACTCCCATCAAATATCATAGGCTTATTCTGTCTCACAAGTCCTACTTGTGCTATGTCTGTATTAGCCGTGTCCCAGGTTGCACCAGATATAGTGCCGTGATTCTGATTCCCGCTTCCATCGTAGTTATAAGCACCAACACCTTCATTCATTGGGAGATATAGTTTAAGATTACTCGATGAAACGCCTGTAGGTAGTATCTGCTCTGGGTTTAAAAAGAGTTCCTGTACTTGGGCTTGAGTTAAGTTTGTATTGAAGAATTTTACACTTGATGCTTTCCCATCTAAAAAGTATGATGGTGCTTCATTACCATATTGCCCAATTCTTGTTTCCAGCCCAGCAAAATCCATATCCGATGCGGATGGAAAACTTCCCGTAGTAGTTGTAGTTTGAAGTTCACCATCAAGATACATTTTAGAAGCAGATTCACCGCCAGATATATCGGCTATTACAACTAAATGATGCCACGAAGTAGTGTCGGTAAAAGATATATATTGTCTCCATCCCCAAGAATTTAATGCACCGTGAATACCATTAGACATTATCAATACATCGAAATCTCCATTACCAGCAAAACCTCCAAGCCCAAATAACCCATCGTCCCCACTTGTAACATCAGTCTTAAACCACATAGACAGACTTAATGCCCCAGAATAATTATCTCCTAAAGCATTACCTAATCCAGTACCACATTTAATTACATCATTAACTCCATCAAAGGATACCGCAGTACCAGATTTGATAGTGCCATAGTTAATCGGGTCTACTACTCCGTGTGGTGATGATGTGTAGCCTGTGGTGGTGGTTGCACCGTAAACAGAGCCATCGTTTGAGCCTTCTAAATCTTCTATTTGGATTTCTTTGATAGATACATCGTCTATAATGTAATTACCAGTATTTCCATTTAAAAAGTCTAACCTTGTATGATTTTCGGATGCGGTGAAGTCCTCGGTATATGTTCCGTTTGCGTTTCTCATCGTTAAGGTTTGAACATTTGACCCAGCCTCTGAAACTCGTGCATATATTTCGCCAGCACCAGCACCATAACTTGAAACAGTAAATATTAGTCTATATAGTTTACCATCTGTAAGAGTCACCGATTGTCGTATAATAATTTGGTTGTTTGTTGCACCTGTTACAGTACATACATTACTGGCAATTACAGCCGTTGATTCTGCTGTCCAACTACCAGCATTAGACATATCACCATCAGTTACCAGTTCACTCCCAAGGCTTGTATCCCCCAAATCATACCAAGATACCAGATTGGTCTTTAAGCCACTTGACAATCCAGCATACTTCTCGGCAAACATCACTTCTTGGACTTGGCTTTGGGTGAGTGCGGATGAGTGTATGGATACGTTGGCTATTGAGCCAGGAAAAAAATCTTCATCTGTATATCTACTTCCTATCTTAACACCTTGTGCAATATCTAATGTTATTCCAGTTATTGCTATATGACACCATTCCCCTGTTGGAATAGTCGCACCCGCACTTCCATTGACATATATTGTACCAGATGATGTGACGAGTGTTGTTCCTGCATTATCAGCGTAAAAGTAACCAGTACCACTATTCTCTCTGGCATCAATTAAATAATGATAATCGCTTGTATTTGTTCTTTTTATCCACATAGCGACTGTCGAAGTACCTAAATCGCCCAAAGCCCCAACTTGTACATAATCATTAATGCCATCAAAACTGGTACTCCCATCAGCCAACTGCACGGCTTGTTTCGGGGATGCTACATCTAAAATTCTCGGTATCTGTGGGGCGTTGTCTCCGTATATTGTGGAGTTGGTTGTTGCACCGACTATTGTGCCGTGATTGGTGGATTCAGAGTCAGGTGATTGTACTTCTTTAATAGATAAATTATCAAAATACCAAGTTGCAGACGTTGAAGAATACTGTGTTAAATAAAATCTCAAATCATCTTCAGTTGCAGTAAAAGTAGTGGAATACGAAGTCCAAGAAGTCGCATTAAGGCTATTATATGTATTAACAATACTCCCAGCAGATGTACCTTTTTGCAAAATAAATTGAACAACCCCATTAGCATTTTTATAATCAAAACTTAACGTATAACTTGCACCTACAGTTAAACCGCCATCAATTAACGTAAGGTCTTTAAAGCCTTCTCCATCACCATCAGCAATACATTTTAAAGCATAGTTACCTACGTTTTTTGTGGTATCTGATTTACCACTTCCAGAAACTTCAAATGCAGTTGGGCTACCAGTTCCAATAAAATTTCCTACGCTATCAGCCTCATTTCCATTAGCATCACTTACCGCACTTGCTATTGTAAATTTTTCACCAAGACTCGTATCTTCAAGCCCCCACCAAGACACTAAACTGGCTTTATCTACACTACCCAATTCGCTATACTGCTTATACATTATGCCTTGTACTTCTGAAGCGGATAAGGCACGACTCCAGATTCCTACATTTGCTATAGAGCCAGCCCACCACCTTGAAGTGTCAGTTAATGTACTATGTCTCCCTATTATTCCTGGTGCTGAAAAAGAGCCTGCGGGTGCTTGGGCAGTTGTATCTACTAATATACCATCCATATACATAGATATAGTATTTACTCCATCGTGCATTCCAACAATATGATACCATTGATTAAGGTTCATTACAGGAGAATTAGAAAATAGAAAATCTGAACCATCACCAACCCATAAAGCCATCTGCTCTGAAGTATTTTTTTCAAGTCCAAAGCCATTAGTTCCACTCACTGTACTAAATATTACACCAGAAGAATTATGCCCAACACCCATCCTTACCCAAGCAGATACTGTAAAAGCACCACTAACAGCAGAAGATATAGATGTACCCGTATCTATATAATCATTAGTTCCATCAAACGAAGTTGAGCCTGCGGAGGTGTGGGAGATTGTTAGATCAGAATTTTGTCTGAAAAAGTAATGTAATTTCAACCCGTCCTTAATCCAGGGTATGAAATTCCTTCTGATAGATGTCAGTACATTGGCTAAACCAAGAAACATTGGTCTTACCTAATATAAAAAGACTATATCATTAGTACCTGGCGCGGAATCATCTGATGCGTGTCTTGCACCAGTTGCTCTTACTGGTAAGATTGATCCGTCAGCAGTGTTCTCAAATCGAATCCAAGAACCATTTACATAAAATTCATAATCATCACCGACACCTATGTATATAGAACGACATTCATCGTTAGTGGTGTTGGTATTGGTGATTCCTACTGCGGAAGCAGCAGGTGCGACTGCTTGTTGGACTGAGAAGTCTCTATATGTTGCCATATTTTCCTCGCTGTTTAATTATTGCAACGCCCTAAGCCTATGGTAGGCGTGAATGGGCTATTAATTCAATATTAATAACGAGTTATGGGGAGGTTTGTTCCAAATATTGCTTAGTTAACATATTAAACCGTTGTTTGAATCTCTTAGAAACAAAACCAGGCACTTTCTTCATTTCACCCATCATAATTTTTCTTTCTTTCTGGTCAGAATCAGCATATTTCTTAAAGAAGTAATCAGCTCTTATTACAGGGTTTAAATCAAGTCCATCATAATACCAACCTGGATTGCGAACATCTTTCGTTTGATATGATCTCACAAATCGTCTTGTCATTTTCTCTTTATCAGCATATTCTGATGTTCTAATAGACTCAATAACTTCTTTTTTGGTCATTGCGCCATCACGATACTGCTTCCATAGGTTATTACCAAATTCTCTCTGCTGCTTATCTACAGTATTCTTAGCAATAATAGTACGTTTTAATTCTTTATCTTCTTTATATGGATTGGTGAAAGATATAAACCTTCTCGCACCAGGAATATCTTTTAACATTTGCTTGGTAAATTCTTCTGTTACTTCTTCATCTTGCCCCTGTGTAAGCATTTTATATCCACCACCTACCATATCAGTCCATATATTTCTATGGGTAGTAAACTGTTTGGTCATATACTCTAATCGGGCTGGACTCTTTAAAATATCAGGAAATTCATCTGGCAATGATTGAGCCACATCAATAAATGCTTGCCCTGTTCTACCAGGGGTAAACTCCTGTGAAGGCTCTACGGGATTACCTTTATCATCGTAGATCGGTTTACCACGCCAGAAATCTTTATTAATACTTGCCCCAAGTAAGGCATCTATTGCAGGAGGAAGTGAAGAAGCAGTGGGTACAAAACCAGCAAGGTCTTTTATACCTTCAATCACTTGATCTGAAGCATCTTTATTTTTATATGCCTTCTCTAATAAAGCATCAGTTGATGATGCAATAATACGCTGACCCTGATCCTTTGGGAATTTATAATACATATAGCGTTTATTACCGCGCTCATCTGTATAAGAGAAAGGAGTGGTCACAATCCAGTAATCATTTCTGATTTTTTCATTTATATCATCGTATGCTTTCCCGTTGACCACATTATTAGCAAACCAAAGACTTGATGCTGTACTGGTAATCCATGCTGTTTTTGTAGCAAATCCTTTAGGGTCTTTCCCTGGGGCGCGGAATAAACCCCTTGTTGCCTGCACTGTTGCATTTAAGTAAGGCATACCTGAATCAAGAGCCTTGATCCAAGAACCTCCTTGCGCGAAATCAAGATAATTCCTTGCTTCCCATGTAGCATTAATTGGTGCTTTACCATTTTTTAATGCTCTCTCTCTCAATGCAAGCCTGACCCAGACTTCACTTGTCTCCCCAGCATACTTTGCCACTTCCTTGAACGCATCAAAAGCGTTTGCTACTTTCCCTGCTGGCTTATATGTCTTTCCAAATCCACCCTGATGTGTAAGAAATTCCATCCCACCGCCTTCCATTACATAATCTCTATATTTACCTTTTCGACTAAACGCATCACCAGCTACAGATATTAGATCAGCACTCAACTGTGCAGCAAATTTGGGAAGGTGGGGAGAATATTCGCTGGTGGTAAGATATACATATCCAATGTCTCTGGGGAAGTTTACCAAAGCAAATTCGGGGTTATATCCAGTAGCCATAGATTTTAATATCTTATTCCCAGATACCCAGCTAATTGTATTCGCTAATTCTGCACTTATCATGGGGTTGGCTAAAACCCACTCATTTGCCATTTCGGACTTCATGTAAAATTCTTTTTTCTGACCCTTTTCAAAGTAAGATACCGCATCATAGCCCGCAGGGACTTTCTCGCCAGGTTTTAACTCTATAGCAACCCCATTCTTCGGATTTTCTTTTATCATGTCGCGGATTGCAAGATTGGCTCTATTTTTTGCAATACGAGATTGGATCATACTGATGTTTCTAAAGAGTTTTCCAGATTGGTCTAAGTTGACTGTTTTTATTGAGCCTTCTTCAAGTCGCTTTAAACCACTACTACTAACCGTCACCTTTTTGCCGTTACTTATATACGATATTTGTGGATCAATATAATCAATAAATTCTTTTCTTGTATAATCTTTATCTTTTAACAGGTTGTATGTTTTTTCGTTTATTAATCCATTATCAAATGATTCTTTTAAATTAATCTTCATTTCACCGAAAAATAGGTCTGCTCTTTGATTCAATTTTTCATATAACCTGGGATCAGACTTCTTGATTTCACTGAGATACGCCACATTTGCTTCATAGCCACCAGGTATCTTATAGTCTGGTTTATATTCTCTAATAGTGATATTTCTGCGAGTCTCAATCATTGTATCTAACAATTTGCGCTCATGCTTATTTAAGCCATTAAAAACACGCTTTGCAGCATCTTCAAAGATCATTGCTGACTTGGCATTAGCCCCAAGTGCGAGGTCATGCAAGATAGCAGCCTGTTCACCAAGACTACCTGACTCTCTTAATGCTTGTTTGATGTTCCCAGAGACATCAATGACTTTTGTAGTAAAATTCTTTTTAATTGATTGCAATGTCCTATTATTAAGTCCAGACATTTCCTTAAAGGACTGTTCATAAAACTCTTGCAAGGGTTGGTGTAAACCTTTTGATTCAGGTAATAATATGACTTCCCCTGTAGTCTGTTCATACAACTGATCTATTGCTGTTTGATTATATGCCTTACCTTCCTGCCTTTTTGTAAAGTATTCAGGTGTTTCAACAGTGATTTTTGTACCAGCTTCGCTTTGGACTGTTTTCCCAGGCTTAATATCAACTTGTACTTCATACCCAAGTTGTTGACCCTTAGTTCTGTTCTCAATTATTAATTCTTCAATTCTTGATATTGATTTGCCAATTTGCTGCTTTTGTGTTTCCGTGAGCGCAGGGTTCTTGAGTTGTTCATGCTGGTTTCTCAGTGTAGCACTAAGATTAGCCATTTCAGCATTAATCTTTTCTATTTTTGCTGAAGTTTTACCTGGCAGCAGCTTTGTCTGTGATTGCTTTTGTACTGCTTGATTAAAGTCCATATTCTTCATTTGTTCTCTGGACATGGACTGTAATGTCTCAAAGAACGCAGGATTATCTTTCGCCATCTGTTCAGCAGCAGCAGTGAACTCTTTTATATCCTTCTCAATAAGTTCCAGTGCCTTGATCTGCTTGATATTGCCTCGCGCTGCTTTTCTTGCGCTATTGACACCACTTAGAAATGTCGCATGGAATAATGGAGATCGTTTAATCTCTGCCCATCCTTCCTGTCGTTTATCTGGATCAGCAAGTTTAAGCCAATCCATAGCCATATCATTCATAAACTCACCCATCTGCGCTATACCATGCGTAGGGTTTTCTGCAATAGTCATAGTCATCACTGGGAAAGCAGCAGTCAACATCACCATTTCTTTTGCTATTCTTTGTGTTAGTGGATCACTGGCTTTGGGGTCTAAATATGAAAGAAAAGGCTCAAACTGATACGATGTTGCCTGACCCTTAATCTGCTGTGCCTTTTCTGGGTTAGCTTTAAAAAACTCGATACGTTTCTGAGTCTCCCCCCATGCGTCTTGCAGTCCTGTGAAAAACCCCTGGTCTTGACCTACTGGTTCTGGAGATGGTTCTGCTGATGAACTAAAATAATATTTAGGTTCAGATAGATTGACGCGCCTTTTGATAGATGAACCAAGCTGCTCTATGGCTTGAACTTCGTTAGTGTTTGGTATAGGTTTGACTGGTTGACTAAATAACTCAGGGCGATTCTTCTGAACTATCTGTAGAACAGTTGCATCATCCATTGCTGATAGCTCTGGTCTTTTCTTACGAAAAGCACTAATTAAAACTTGGTTTTGGTCAGGTGGCATTACTCAAGATCAAGAAGGTCATAATTAGACCAATCTGTTGGATCACCGCCATTAAACTTCATTTGACCTAAATCTGGATCGGATATTATATCTCCAACCTGAATAGTCGCTGTGCCTGCGGCTACTGCTGCAAAAGTAGTATCAGGCGCAATATAAGACGGGTGAGATGGATCGAGATTTGTTGCACTCATATCATCTAATTCTTTCTTTTCTGCGGCTGCTGTTACCTGCGCTGATGAAACTGACTCATCAATAGTTTCAGGGATACCAAGCATCATATCATCGTTTTGAACTGGAGTTAAACTTCCACCTGACGCTGCAATCTGTGCTTCAGTAGCCCATTGCAACTTACCAGTTGCGGTATTAAAGACACCTTTTGTACTTGCTGCCTTTGGAGGAGATATAGTAATACCACCACCTATGAGTGTTTCAACGGGAACACGCATCAGTACCTTTGAATTATCAGCTTTAGTGACAGTTATATCTTTATATTCCTTCTCAGGTAAATCTGGGAATTGAGTGGTAACACCGCTATTCAACTCTCTCTTTGTGTACCATTTTCTTGTTTTTGAACCGTCTCTGTTTTCAACAGTCACATATTCCCCTTCCTGTTTTTTCTTATCATCTTCAAAGACGAGTTCACCTGTATCAACATAACGCAACATACCAGAGCGATCTGTTGCTCTTGTTCTTTCTTTTTTTGCGGCTGGTTTACCGCCAAATATCAAGAGTCCCTGACTCTGCTCAACTTCTTCTTCAGTTGCCCTGACTTCTTTACCTGTTCCAATATTCCACGCTTTATATTTAGCTGGTTCTTTTACTTTGTCTTTTTTGTAACGCGGGGCAGTGGATTTGAACACCCATTGTGGCTTACCATCTACTAATTGATATACTTCTGTGATCTTTTCATTACCCTGTTCATAGCTTTGTGTATCACCAATGCGTGCTTCTTTGTATTCAAATTCAGGTTTAGGTATCATAGCACCAAACTGTGTACCAATGTCACTAAGCGTAGGATCATTAAACACACCAGTAGCAATTACTGCATCGTTAAGCCCTTTAACACTGCCGAATGTAGATGATTGAACTGCTAACATATTTAATTCTTTAGCAAGTTCTGGATTATCTGCTTTGACCAGATTAGATAACTGAGAAATATCACTTCTTGCAACCCGCAGTTCTTTATTTAACTCTTTTTCAAACTTCTGCTTCGCTTCCCGATCTTGAATCATCTTTTGCAAGGCTGCTTGTCCACCCGCTTGAATACCTTGCCCTAAGCCAGATGCAAAACTTGCTGCCACTGCCTGACCCATGCTTGGTCTTTTCTTTACCTTGAACTTGAAAGCCATTATTTTACCGCCCAATCGTAGTTGACCATCTTAATTCCATTGATCTCTACCACCGCTTTTTTATTCACCTTCTCTACATCCTGAGCCATTAACCCGATCTGAGGCGTATTGCCCCCTTTATAATTAAAGAGATACACTGGTAAACCATTATCAAGTGAGCCTACCTGCGATATATTCTCTTTTACTCTACGGTCAGATGCTGCTAATAATGCGGCTGAACCAGCCTGTCCTGCACCTTGACCTAACCCGCCAGCAAATTGAGTAAGAGCAGCTTCCCACCATTCAGGTTGTGCGTCTAAAGTAGCCTGGAACTGAGCGCGGTCTGTTTCTTCACTGGTTAAAAACTTACGCATTGCATCTGATAACTGCTGTTGATTGTACTCCGCACCAATTTGTCCAGGTATAAACTGCGCTAACTGTTCCTGTGTTTTTGCCTTACTGCCAGTGATATAATCCACTAAACTACGTTGACCGCTCTCCTGTATCTGCGGAATCATTGCTTCCACTTGTCCTTGGTCACCGCCAGTACCGAGAATAGCACGCTGTAGTTGGCTCATTAGTTGACCTTGTTGTCTTGCACTTTTATTGGCTGCAAGTTCTTCACGAAGTTTTCCAGCTTCTGTGATTCTTTCTTCAAACTCTTCTACATTTTCTTCTAATCCAGCAACACGATCAAATTCAGTCTCTGCTGTGTTTAATTCATCTAATGTGGAGTAATTTCTCCCAGTTTTTGTAGAGTGGTAATTCCCGCTATCAAGTTTAGTAACACCTTCAGGTAGAATTTCCGCTTCTTTAGCTTCTACTGCTGGTTGTGATCTTATCCAATCGTTTGCGTGCCTACGAGCATTATACTCACGCCTACTCTGTGTTACACCTTCACCTTCAAAAGGCTTGGTTGACCATGATTTAACCGTTTGACCTGTGTTATTGTCAATAATGACAAAACGATCAGTTTTTTGAACTATTCTATATCTTTCCATAACTTATCCTTATAAGTTGTTGTTTTTATTAAGTTTCATAATACTTCTTCAAGTGTAATAAGACCTGATGTATGTGTAATATAGGGATCACCAGATGCGACAGTTACTGTATTTGGGTCAATGCTGATATGAGGATTTATCCACCCATCTTTCTGGATGATAACATTTAACCCATTGGGAAACTCCCAATAACGATCACCAACATTTATAGATGACATACTTGTTGCTGCTGTTAATCCTGTTCCTGCTGATGTACCTGATGTATCCGATGGCGAATATGCCGTAACTGTAATCTCTATTTTTGTATTTGCAGCCGAAGCGGTACTATTGGCATACCCTCTTATTCTTCTTACCCTGCATTTAAAAGGGACTGGGAAACAGTACATTGTCCCTGGTAGCGTTTGTATATCTTCTATTTCATCTAACCATGTATCCAAATAATCAACTTGTGTACGAAACCCCACTGTAATCGTATTACTCATGTGTTTATTATATAATCCATCTTCTGTTCGCCAAGCGCGCGTGTACCAGGGTATATGATATTGTCTTGGTGATCTAAAGTTTATAATATTCCTTATTGTAGTGGAAAAATTATTCAAATACGACTCAAACTGAGTTTTCATGGTAGTATTGATAGACTGGTCAATAATTTCTCCATCACTCAATCCCAAATCTTTCTTCAAGGCTGTAAAATGCCACTTATCCCGCGATTTAATTCCAAAATAGTGAACACCATTATTTTCACATAAACCAGTATCCCCATCTTCACCTTCAGACGGTGAATAAAACCCCTGCTTAATATCCAGCATGGAGTTCTGTTTTTTATCTAATCCAATATCCAGTTTATCTTGGTCAATGGACATTATGGATTACTCCCAAGAATCTGATAGTCAACATCCATAGATTCTAATATAAAGTCTGCTGATGAACCTTGTATCAAAAAATCAACTGTTTTGGCAAGCACCGATACTGGCTGACTTTCCACATCTATTTCTGACTGTGTAGAGAAAGTAAGTATGCTTGTGGAATCTGACCCATCTATGTTTATAGTGACTTGTACCGTAGCAGATGCTTTATAAACCAAATGAATCTTGGAAATACGCTTCTGCTGTTCTGGTGATCCAAAATCAAATCTTTTGGTTGTAACGTAAGCGGTTGCTGTACTCTGGCTACCAGTATTACATTCCTTTACTGCATAGTTAGGAACATTATACTCAAGAAACTCAGGTCGTAAATCGCTATTGATAACAAAATTACTTATTGCATTATTGATTACTATTGCGCGCTTAATCCAACTGCCATTATCCACATTCATTACATAAGCAGTACCCACATTATAATCATACACTACAATAATCTCATTATCTACTGCATCATAACCCACTTTTGTATTATCCAGTGTTAATGCCTGCCAAGTATCCCTGATCCTGTAAGACAACTCTTTAACAGATGAAGGTGTGACAGTAGATACGCTATGTTTATTAGCACAAACTAAACCAAGAGGTGTTTCAAACACTGCACCCTTACTGGCTGCACCTACACCTACATAATGACGCTCTAACTGATGTCTGGCATTATACACATAAGTATTTTTTGTTTTAAAGACGAATAGTCTGCCTCGGTACTCAATGAGTCGTGTAATCTCATCTCCGTCATTCCTGCCTACATCAAAATACCGCCCTGGTAATATTTCATCCAGTTTAAATGGATCAGTGAAATAAATACGATTCTTTTCTCTTGCAGTCTGTTGATTCTCGTCAACCGTGTCCACATCCGCATAGTAAGCACGATTACCAATAACCGCAGATGTATTCCACTTAAAAGCCCCCTGAGAGATTATTCTCGTCTTTGCTGCGCGACCAGTAAGGGAATTGTATGTGGATAATTTTAATCCGTCAAAAGGGATATACCATGTGGTTGCTTTAGTGTGTTCTGTATCATGTGTAGTGATTCTATTTGGCTTATCAATATTGGCTGTATTGGCAGTGTATTTTGCAAAAACACGATTAATATTTTTATTGGATGCAAAACCAACTGCAGTATCACTGGAACTCGTAGTATAGGCATGGTATGCACCAAGCCGATTGAACTGTGTACCAAGTCCACTATCATTAGTTTCTTTTCTTGATAAAATAGCAATATCATTTGTTCCTGTACTATCAAAATCAGTTCCAGTACCTGTCCAAGCAGTAGTGGAACTGGTGAATGGTGGATCAAGTGCGCTGGTAATATCATCATTAGCGGTATCAGATGGACAAGGCATCAAATATCCATAATTTTTCATAGCAGTGGTATTATATGAATTAGAACCATAAAATTTTGCAGTATTAGATGAACCTGTATATTGCGTATCTGGAGACTGCGCCAATGGACTATCAGCATAACCCCTATTCATGTCAACCGTTTCCACCAAATACCAGTCTGGATCACCTTTAGGCTGCCAATAAATATTCAGACCTGTAATTCTTGGATTATGATAACCAGCAGATGTAATACCGTTTAAGACCAGATTAATCGCCCTTGCCTTTTGCGGAGAACTTCTATAGTAGATGGCAGTACCAGATGTGTGTTCCTGGGGCTGTGACCTTAACTGACCTCTGCGTACATACAGCGTATTACTGCTGATATACTTGATAAACATAATTTCTTCATCCACCTTGATATAAGTATATTGAGAGAAATCACCGCCATCTGTTACATCAAAATTCTGTGTGGTTTCAGTTAAATCTGCACCAATAGTATCGTTACTATCTACTTCTTCATCAGAACCTTTTTCCACTTCAAAACCGCTAATTCCAATATTACCATCAGAGTCTCTTGATAGTTCTGACTCCTGAACATAGTCATATAAATAAGTTAAAGCATACCTGTCTGCTGGATCGAATGTTTCATTATCCATTGCATTATCCCAGGCATTATGCTCATCATTCTCTGTAGTATTATCATCGTACTTATGTCTTGGTTCATAAACAAATAAACCCACATCATCATTGGCAGATAATTCATCACCACCATCGTGAGCCATGCTCATTTTTACAATAGTGGGTGCTTGAACCCCTGCGTCCTGTAAAAACCAATCATTGATAGTTTGCCTATGTTCTGGATAATGATATTTGGGTATTTGATTTTCAGAAGCAAGACCTGTACTCTTGCCCAACACATCCCGCTTAATATGACCATACCATTGGCTACGATTTCCAAAAGCACCGTCAGATATTCTCAAGACCTGATTATGAACCAAAAAATCAAAAACAGGTGTACCTGATGAAAAATCCGATGACACAGAACTCCAACTACCACCAGTACCAGTAGACACATCCTGTCGTTTAACTGTTGTACTATTACCAGCCACCCACCATACACTCGATACATCAGCATCGGAAGCATCTTTCTCTGTGCGATATGATGCAAGTTCCATAGCATTTCCAGTGCCTGACTCAGATGCACTCTTAGTAGTTTCGCCTTTTGGCTTTTCTACACGACCAGGCTTTTTATTGACTACAATATCAAATTGTTGGTACTGATTCTCTTGTAAATCAAACTCAGACTGGTTTGAGACTAAACCGCCTGAGAAATCCCTAATACTCAATCTTGGCATTAGAAATCCTTATATGATACTGTTATTGAACTCTCTCCTGCCCGTGACTGACGATCTAAAATAATCTTATCTTTCCACTCATTCCATTCATTTTTAAAATAAGGAATCAAGTTAATATCTCGCAGCCTTTCTACTACCTTCCATGACCCGTAATAGATCAAAGCCTCATGGTGTCTTTCATCCATCTTAGGGGTATCACCGTCTGATGATAATGCTTTTGGTATATGATAATAATAAATCTTTATTTCTTTTGTGGCTGATGGTGTGGGGAATATCCCAATAAAATTCTGTCTTATATAATAACCGTAAGATGTAGTCAAATTAATATCCGCAACATCACTACCAATATTTTCTATCTGACTGACACCAATGCGATCCATCCTATTACCGTCATAGTCCACCCTATAAATGCGAATGAGATTATTGAGATTGTTTGTACTCGTACTCGCGCTATGTTCATTTCGCGTCCATGCGCTCACTGTAACCGCATCATCAAGCATCTGATACTCAGCAGTACCATCAACTGCATTTCTGGTAGCATAACCAGAGAAAAGATTGGCTTCATCTGCCAACATATTTTGACCCTTATTAATAAGATCAGTTAGTATCGCATCGCTAATGGTGGATGTACTGGAGACACCAGTAATATTCCTGATTTCTGTCCGAATGTCCGAGAGTTGCATGAATTATCCTTTAAAAAGGGGCGGGAATGAACCCGCCCCAGTTAACTAACTAATCAGATTACAGATTAGTACGAGCAGTGATGTACTGAATAACAGCGTAATCCTTACTGTCAAACGTACTCATAGCAGAACCATATATCTGTCCTGCTGCAACACCAAGTTTGTTACCATAATCAAAGGTCTTTTCAACCCAGCTCATGTTATCAGACTTCGCATAACAAGCAGCACCAGCACCCATAAAGAGATTTCTGGCTGCTGGTATTGCATCGCCAGCACCAAGATTATCAGCAGTAGTAATCCCTTCATGTTCATGCACGACAACGCCATCATATACACCTAAAGCACCAGAGAAGATTGGATTATCTTCACCGCGAATATTGGCATACTGTTGTGCATTTATCCATGTGGAATTTCGTGCAAGATCGTATGCAGCTTCGGGATGAAGTAATAGGATAAAATACTCCTTACCATTAACCCTGATAGGCTTCATTTTGTAGCTCTTGGTAGTACCAAGCATCGCCATCTTTTTCAATTTGGAGATGTCACCAGGTATTGCAAGATCAGCAGCCACTAAATCGGCTTCTGGGTCAGTAGCAGCATACACAGATGTGTTTGCACCATTGTCAGCTCTGAGATACGCACCTGCACCAGAAGTTTTTGTTAATGCACTAAAAAGCTGTGCATCGTGATCTTCAGCAAATACGCGCTTTAGTTGTGCAAGAGCTTCCTTACGGAAGTTGTAAAGCACCTTACTATCATCGAACTTACCAGCATTAATCACACCGAAGCGTCTTTGTCCTGTAGTTACAGTGACTTCATTAGATGTGAGATTATCCTCATTACTTTCCAATGTAGCATCACCTTCTTTCACTGTTCCAGATAACCCTACCATACCAAAGGTCATATCTTTACCTTTGCCTTCTGGCATAGTTTTAGAACAGATCATTGATCCAAATGTATCCCCCATGAACTTCGAGAAATAAATCTCTTTTCCTACTTCATAAGCAAGTTGTTTCGCCCAACGGGAGACGTTTAAGCCTGTGTCCCAAGCCATAATTAACTCCTATTTAAGTTTAAGGAGAATCCTGCAAAGCCTTTTCACGGACATCTGGGGGTAACTTATTCCAGTCACCCTGCGAAATAGCATCAAAATCAATAGCGGATTTATTCCCACCAGTGGCATTTGAAAGTGTAGTTGGCACTTCATCCGCCTGGGTGAGTTTATCCGTTACCTGCTTAACACCTTCCGTCTTGGCTTTGGATTTCTCCTGTTCAAGTGTCATAAGCGTGTACGCATCTTCAATTAGTGCGACCCCACGCTCATCTCCGTATTTTGCAATAGCAGTCAAATCTTCATTGGACATATCAGGATGATTTTTAATAAAACTGTCAATCATACCCTGTTGAGCATCCTTCATCTTTCTCTCAGTGATCTCTCTATCTTGGACTTTTCGCTCACTTGCGAATTTATCTTCTATTTGTTTAGAGATGTGTGGTAAGATGGTTTTCAGATCATAAGGGTCATATTCTGGCAGTTCTGGTTCTACTTCTTTCGGAGTAGTATTCAGCCTGACTTCATCAATAGACTTACGCAGTTCACCAAGTTCGTTGGTCTGCCGTCCATTAAGTTCCTGTAGATTCTTGTAAGACTTATCCGTATTAGACGCATATTCTACCAGTTCGTCAATAGAGTTAAACTCTTGTTCACCAACTTTATAGCTTTGTGTTTCTTCAACAGGTGTCTCTTCTGCTTGTTGCTCACTTACATCAGACTCAGGGGTAACTGTATCAGCAGTGCCGTCCAGTTCCTTAGCTTCGTCAATGTAACTTGTTTGTTCTTCCATTGTACCTTATCCTTTATTTAGGGGGTTAGCTATTCAACTCACGATTTGCCCGCTTGCCCATTATTTCGTAAGGGCTGCATTTGCTGCGCTTGCATTTGTGCGGATCGTTCCTCTTCAAATTTTTCAAGTATCTCTCTTCCAGCATCCATGTCGGATAGCTCTACATAAAGCGGGAAAAGACTTGCAAATCCATTCCTGACAAGTTCGCCCACCTGCTGCGCCTTAGCAGCTTTCATTGTTGGTGAGTTTTCGCCCTTATCAAGAACAATATCAAATTCAAATTTTTCAAAGTTGGTTAAGAAACGCTGTATAGTTTCATTAATAACCATTGCTTCTTCTGGTGACTCAGCCTTTTCTGTCTCAGCACCAATAATTCTTTTAATCTTATCTGGCGTATAAAACTGCTGCATATTCTGGATTGCCTGTGTCAGTACCGCAGATTTTGTCATATCAAGGTTTTCCATCTGTTCCTGTAAGGTCATCATACCCTGTCTGATCCTTGTCTGAGCTGCAATACCACTCTCTTTAGTAGATGTAGCAACACCCATCATAGGATCAGTAGCACCACTAATCTCCTTCGCATCCATTTCTGCCTTAGTTTCCATTGCAGAAATACTGCTCACTAAAGATAAGTGTGAATTACTCCACTGCTGCATAAAATCAGATATTCTACCCTTAAATCCAGGGATGTTAACCCAGCGTCCTGTGGTAGATGCTTCATTCATTTCTTCCTGAGAAACTTTGTTCCCAGCAAAAACTCCACCACCACGCGGAGAACGATTAATAATATCAAGCATCTGACTTCTGCGCTTATCCTTTTCTCTCTGCGGGTCTTTCATGTTTTCCACTAAGCCAAATGTTTCCACTGTATCACCCATATCTTCAAAATGATAGAAATAAGGAACTAAGGGGAATTGATTGTGCATATAAGGATTGGGCTTCTTCTCCTGCAAAATGTGCATACCTGCGGTAATCGTAAGAGATGTTTTTGGTGCTACCCTGCTGATAACACCGAAGTCAGTCTGGGGCTGTCCTTCAATACCAGCTTCGATTGCCTTTAATTCCATAATCTGCCTTCCAGCAGCACTCTTAGACTTAAATCCGTTAGGCGATATGCGACCAGTAGCCTTATTAATAATATAATGCTCACGCTCATAATGGCGATTCCACATTTCCACAACGCGAACCTTCCTGTGAGACTCATCCAAGTGATGTGCGGGACTAATTGCTTCTGCATTATTATAGAAAGACCCAATCTCCTGATTAACGCCTTCAGGCATGGTAATTAATTCGTTAACAGATGTTAAATCCTTCGCTGTGTCTGGAAACATCTTCTTTAACTGGTTAAGAGTCAGATACTTACTTCTTGCTAAATAATTCCAATCCTTTGTATCCTGCGTCTTTGCTTCTGGATCAATATGAACATTCGCCCAAGATTCACGCTTAATTTTTACTTCACCATCATAAAACTTCCCTGGCTCTACACATACATCTACCCAACCCCTGCCAGTAATAACACCATCCTTAAAAACACGACTAAATAAGTTTTGCAGTTTACGGTTGCGATCTAAATGATATAATAATGCAGTAGAAAGCATAGCTTCATTCTCATCATCAGACTCTACTGGTCTTGCCTTCCAAGATGAACGACCTTGCCTCTCTACACCAGTAACCAGATTCACTTTAGGCAGAATTATATTTAACTGTAAGGGTGGTCTACCTTCTGCTCTCAACTTCTGCAAATCAGAATCTTCCCACTGACCAGTCCCAAAACTCCCTGTATAAAATCTCATAGACTCTTCCGCAGACTTAAACCAGTCGGAGTCATTCATTACCATTGCTTCAAATACTTCGTGAATCTCTTTTATATTCATGCACTCATCCAACTATTGCGTTTAGGTTTTAAAAGTCCCCACAATCCATAGTCATCACTCTTCTCAGTAGGAGTATCACTATCTTCAACATAATGAACTAAATATCTTAAACAGTCCATTGCGTGATCATTCTTTTTAACAGGTTCTTCAGGTAAATTTTTAGATTCAAAGCCGTGCTTGAGTTCTTTCCATTTATAATCAACGATTTCTTCTATCAAAGGTTTCATATTTAAATTATTAAAAAACAATAACTTAGCGCGCATATTCTCATCCAATTTCAAATAAGTAGAAACTCTTTCAAACCCAGCACGCTTATCATTCCGCGCCATCTCCCACTCAATACCGTATTCATACCACTCATCTGCAACACTGTTTCCATCGCGCTCTGTTCTCACAATAGAAGGATCAGC